ATCGGGGGGAACATGCGTCATAAGACCGGAGACTCCCCCCACCCGACACGCCGCGTCATGTGTGAACCCTACAGTATCAAGGCCTCACGAGAATGCGTCATAAATATGAATGATTACGCTCTTAACGCACTGCGTCAATAATGATATTTATAACGCACTGTGTCAAATGACGCACTCGAATCATGACGCATCATGTCACGGTGTAATATTTTTTTCATTTGTATTTGAGCTCGGAAAACTTCCTGAAAAGTCTGCTTACGTCTGTAATGAGATTCGAAACAGCTTCCCTGATATTGTCAACGTCAGCAATGTCCTTGATCTGTGTCTCGATCTGCTCAATGCGCTCCTTCACCATCAAAAACCATCCTGCTACCTGATCCGCACGATGATTGATTTTCGTGATATCAGTCTCAATCGCCTTGATCCTTGTCTCGTGATCGAAGTGCCTTTCAACGAAATTGTCAAGCCTATGCTCAATAACGCTTCTTGCATCGTCATCGTCCCCGTCATACAGCGTCTTGACACCGATTACCAAGCATGATATTCTTGAATCGGGGCGAGCAACGGGCAGAGGGCCAAAGCTGTACCGTTTACCAACCTTAATTTCGTGTTCTGTGTCAACCTCAATCGTCAATATTTTTTTCATTTGTCAATCCTTTCCAGTTTCCCATCCTCAAACACAAGGACGCATTCGCCATATACAAGATACTCATTTCCGCTATTGCCTCTTGGTCTGTACCGCGTCACCGGCTGCCCGCGCTCAATGATGGCCTCGGCAATCGTCATGCCGATATAAAGCCCTGCTTCGATCATGACCCTCTTTTGTTCGCCCGTCATCCGCGCGCAATTGAGCACGAGTATGAGTATGGCAATAAGGATACAAATTACAAATGTTCGCATCTCGTAGTAAAATTCGTTCATGATTCCTCCCGCCTGGGTTGAATGATTGGAATAAATCGCGATCTGTCCGGGTTCGATGCGCCCTCGGAGAACGTGCAAGAGACGCACGGCTCCGGCTTCTCTCCCTCGACGTATCCACAGCCAACATTTCCGCAAAACCTGATTCCGCTCTGCGTTTCGTCAAGATGATTTGTGCCAATACCGCATTGAGGACAGACAAACACAAATCGGCATTTCTTTTTTCCAAGCTGATACGCCGTTTCAAAGGCCTCGGGGCAACTGCATGAAAGTGTCATCGTATAACTCCCTGAGTAACCTCCTTGTCAAAATAATCCTTGGCTTCCTCTCAAGCTCCCCGGTGCATTCGCGCAATTCGGCCTCCAGATGCTCAAGAATATCCGTCACTGTTGGGCGTGTCGAGTTTCCGGTATCCCATTTTATTATAAGTTTCATTTGCCTTTCTCCTTTTCCCAATGGCACTCCCTGCAAAGCGCCATTGTGTTTTCGTAGTAAAAGAACAGATCGGGCCTTTCCAGCGCCTTGATCCTGTGATGAGCCTGGACGGACGGTCGCGACATGCATTCCTCGCACAGGGGATTTTCCGCCAATCTTCGCTTTGCCAAAATCCGCCAAGCCTGTTTCCCGTACATTTTCGAGACGTCAACGCCTTTTTGCCGGCATGTGGGGCATACCTTCTCGGTAGCAAGTTTCCCGCATTTGCAAAGGTGTTTCATACAAAGTCGATTTCGGGTGGCTGATAGCCACGGACACGACAACTTTTAACGAATTCCGAAACATACCCGACAAACACCTCATCTTCCCAAGCTGACACAGGCTTTTGCCCAGAATCCAAAACTGTTGTTACCTCCACAATTTTCCCTGATTCCGTTCTGTAAAGCCAATATCCGTAACGTTCAGCCGACTTTTTCGAATAATACCCAAGTCTATTCATTCCATGCCTCCTCACATAAAACATTTTATCAGATAGGCCAGTGCCAATTATTAAAATTTGGTGGGGCGGACGGGATTCGAACCCGCATTCTCTCGAGGACAAGGACGCGCCGTTTATCCAATTAACTTACCGCCCCACAGTTTTGTCGTTGCAATCCACGTGCCAAAAATACCACAAAAACACATTTTCGCAAACCCGCAATTTTCAGGCACGGGTGGGGGCATCCTTTTTATATAGGGGGCAATTTTCAGGCAGATTATTCAAAATTATGAACAATGTTCAAAATAATGAATGTATGGATATACAATTGATTTTATTGAATATTGACAATTTTTCCGCTTTTTTCGTTCAGGATATTGAACGGATATCATTTTTCGGAAGTGATCATTTTCCCGACGTTGGGGGAATGATCACTCCCGGGGAAAGGCCTATTTTGCAAATGAAGGCCTAAAATAATGCTTTTTTATCGAATTGGCACGCTGCTTGCAATTGATATTGTCTGATGCCAAGAAATTGGCGATGTTTGGCAGTCGGATGATTACACGACACGCGGGCCGGGGCGCGGAAAATCCCCGGCAAACATAAAACACAAGGAGCACAACATGAATGACGAAATGCCGAAAATCGGCGAAATAAACACGGAAATATTCTTTGATAACGACTACGGGAGGTGCAGATACGGGGAGATCATCATCAGAAGAACCGCGAAATTCACAGGGCGCGAAAAAATTACAACCCAGATATCTATTGACACTCGATTACTGATCAGTGTTATTGACGATGATAAATTCATTGCAAATCTCTTCCGTGCGCACAAGGATGAAATAGAAGAATTGATAAAAGGAGTATAAAAATGGACCCATCAAATCACGAAGCGTTTGATAGCGTTGTCAATGACGAAATGCAAATCAGCAAACACGACGCCTTATCAACGGCAGACATGGCCAACCTCTTAAAAGCAAATATTTTCCCATTGATCAAGGAGGCAGCAGAAGAGGGCTTTTATTCGCTGAGTGTGTCAAAAATCGAACCGCACGTTGTCGAAGCCCTCAGATCGTACGGATACAAAGTGGATCTCAAATGCGGATTCAACAAAACGGAAACGGAGGCAGTGCAGGGCTACATAATATCTTGGCATAAAAAAAAGGGGAGTATAAAAATGGACCGAACAACAATTGAATTCGATGCCGACTTTACCGACACAGAAGCCACGAAACAGTTGATCGAAAAAGTTTTCTCCGATCAACACGAAATTACCATTAAAAACCTTACTGGGATATACAATTGCCATATTGCAAAGGGGAAATCTCCGAAGGAAGCGTTTGATAGCGTTGTCAATGCTTTTCCCTGCGATGAGGAAAAATGTGAAGCCATTTTTCCAAGCACCCCGGACTACGAGGCCAAGCTCAGGGCGATTTTTACTGACAAGGATTTTTATCGCGACATCTATCGGACATTTATGAGCATGTCCAGACAAATTAAAAAAAATGAGGCGAATACTGTCAGGCTTGTGACGAACATCCGGACAGGCCGGGAAGCACTTGGCAATAAAATAAACGATTGCGGGTATGACGTCCTCGCCGTTGCAAAATTGTATCACGAAGTTTGTCACGCCGCCGCGTATGACCGGGAAATCACAGACGAACAGATCGCCGAAAAGTGGAACAAAATTATATCAATCATACAGGAGATCGGCGAATCCATGCGGCGCGGTGGGTGGGTTCCTGACGTTGGCTTGCAGTTCAAAGGCGGCAAAGGATGACTCTATTCCAAATGACCGGCTGGAGATTCTCAAAAAACGCTAACGAAGATTTTTCAAAGATGTGGGGCCTGTTTTTCGGAATCAACCAGGTCGGCGAAATCAAAACAACAACTGCTGGATTCGTGGCGCGGGCCGTGATCCTCCCGTATGTTGGGAGAAATTGACATTAATAACGAACGGAGAAAAAAATTGAACGATCTGATAGTTTCGAAAAACAAGGAAATCACGGAGATAATATCCGGAATGCCACCTGAAATCGAAAATCTTTCGAGAGCCTTTCATGTGTCGAAGGCAATCCGGCAACTTGGGGAAATTTTCGAAATCCAGGAAGTCAAAAACATGATACTCGAACTGTGTGACAATCCGCTCGGGTTCGTTACCGACAAGGCAAACTCGCAAGCTGCATACCCTTGGCCAACAATTCGGAACGCTTGTGTTCATGCAACGATCGCCGGTGCCAGGCTTACAGGCGGGGAGTTCAACATCATTGCCGGTCGTTTCTATTCCGGCAAGGCCCACAAATTCAGGATGATTTATGAATACCCTGGAGTAACGGATTTCAAATACCGAACGTCGCCGGCACAGTTCATTTTCGAAGATCGCATGGGATACAACGGACTCGAAAACGTGTGCGTTGCCGTTGTCCACTGCTGGGCGTCGTGGAAGCTGAACGGGGAGCCGAATTCGATAGGCGATGGCCCGGACGATACGCTTGTATTCAAAATCAAGGTCAACAAAGGTATGGGTGACGACGGCGTAATCGGAAAAGCGCTGTCAAAATTGTTTGGGCGTGTTCTTTCAAGGATTTCAGGTTCTGACGTTCACGAAAGCGGTGATTTTGAGGGTGTTGCGGCAACGCCGGTTTCCGAAATTGTCACTGTGAGCGAAGAACGCACTGAAAAAGGACTCGAACCGATTCATGAGCCGATCGAGCCGATCTATGAGCCGATCCCCAAAAAACTTGAATTCGATCCCGATCATCCCAAGACCGAACTGAAAGAAAAAGCGACTGCCGATCCTGAAAAAGATTTTTTGATCCCGATCATCTGCGATGCAGGGAAAGATTCATGTCCGGCATTCAGCTTTGACGAACCGAGCCACTGTAATGACCCGGACCCGATGCGCCACAACGAATTTCATTTCATCAAAAACAAATGCGAGCAAAAATGCTTTCGGGCAATAAAAGCTCCGAATGCCATGCTTGCCACAGACGTTCAGGGGACGGAAGCCGCAAAAAAACGACTTGGAATCGAAACTGCGTCAACTTCCCGCGAAAAATGGAGCGTATATTTTGAATGGGCTGGCCTTGATTGGCCGGGAAGGATATTGCCAAAATGAGAACACGAATACAAAACAGATATTTCGGAAGGCCGGTAGGCAGTCTGATCGGGCTTACGGCATTGAAAGAAAGCGAATCGTCATCCGCAATAAAAAACAGGCAGCGCAAAAAATCAATAATGAAAAACTGGAGACAATGGCCCTCGGAAAAACTCGGGCAGGCAATTGGGACCGATAATGGGCTTGTCCCTGCGCCTGCAAAAACAAAAAACGTTCGGAAGTGATGTCGCGAATCCGAAAACGGAAGGAAATGCCAAAACTGAGGAGGTGGACATGAAAAAAAGATATGAAACAAGAAGTCTGAAGCACATATTGTCAGACGATGAACTAAAAGCCAAAGCCGAACTTATGGCGCAGGCAGAAGAGGACTCCGAACTCATCGAAGATGAGAAAAAAGAGGCCATGGCGACATACAAGGAGCGCGCACAGATCGCCGAAAATCAGCGTAGCATATGTGCGCGCTGCATTCGGTCCGGGTATGAAATGCGCTCCATAGAGTGCGAGATAGTCTATGATTACGACAAGAAAGTCGTTCTGACTGTCAGGCAGGACACGTTCGATGTGGTCGATGAGCGTGCAATGACGAACGCGGAATTACAAATGGAACTCGATGACGCGAGGTTAACATGATTGACGACGCAGCAAAAAAAGTCGTGTCGTGGTGGCGCGATGCAAAATGAATATTTCACAATGCCCGGCCAGTCGTCGGGCAAGTTGTCAGATTTTCGAAACGCAGGGGACTATTCCCCAGACAACGTGCTCGAAAATGAGCGCCTCGAAAAATCCGGTGAAAGGTGGCAATTTGCTTTCGAACGCGGAAATGCTCTCGAAGCCATGTGTTTTGATCTGACACACGACACGCGGACGTTTTTTGACAGGTTTTTCATCAGCGAACAGGACAACGAACCGCCCGATGAAATCGGGAGAATTATCGCGAATCGCGACGTTACGGAACACGAAGAAAAATTGAAAAGTCTGATTGTGCTGAACAATCCGGACAAAAACGGTGATCAAAAACGGAATGCGACCTACAAAAAACGTCATGCCTATATTGACGAATGCCTGGCCGCGCCGGGGAAGATGCCAATGTCCCAGACTGACTATAAAATCCTGAAAGAGTTGTCGGAAAAAATGGCCGATCTCCAGCTGCCCGACTGGTATCCGTTCGCAGAAAAAGTCGGATACGTCTGGGAACGATGCCTATGGCAGGAGCCGATATATTGGGAGCGCGAAATTCGGAAAAGAAGTGAATTGTGGCGGATAAAAAAGAAGGCATTGTGCGACAATCTTCTTTTGGCCTCCGGATGCGCGATCCTCATGGATATCAAATATTCCGCAACTCATGACAATGCCATGCGCATGATGAGATCGAAATACTGGCTTCAGGGGGCGCACTATCAGGAGGGTGTTTCGGGAAAATACAGCTTCGGTCAAGTCGACATATGGAACGGAACCAATCTTGGCGCATTACCCATGCTTTTTGTCGTCGGGATCGGACCTGAAAAGGGAAAACCGGCGACGGCCACAATCAAACAGGTGGACGACCGCGATCTTGAAAAATGCCGGGAAGAGTATCAGCGTGTCAGCATGGCATATCACGAATGGGAAAAATCGGGACGGTTGCCGGTCGGACGGCTGGAACCGAAACAAGTTAGGATATGGATATGACAACCTCAAATCTCTTTGCTCGCCACATTCTGATATTTTTGAGAATCAAACGGATTGGACGTTAACAGGTTAAGCGCAAAATCATTTGTCTCGCACATTTGACTGTTTTTTAGAGACAACCGAAGTGAGGATATGGATATGACAAAATCGGAAGCGTTTGACGAACTTATGAAATGTTTTGCTCTGTCGTTTTCGTGCGAAGATGTCGGGTGGGCGTTTCGAGAAGGCTATCATGTCGGAGAATTCAACGCTCATCTTGAAAGATTCATCAGGTCGGAATTATATGATTTGAGATACGCAAAACTAATGAGAATTTACAATGATATGTGGACATGATTAGAACATTCCTACTTTCGATTTTGATAATGTCAACGCCGTTCTTGTTCTTGTGGGCGTTTTGGGTGTAAAAATGGATCTTACAAAAGAAGAGCGCAATGCAATCAATGCGCTAAAGCGTCTCTCAAAGCGTTGGCCGAGCACTTTATGGCTATTTTCCGGAGAGGGCGGTCATATTTCTGTGATGAAAAAAAAAGACGGACTCAGGGTATATCACGGAAGCGATAATGCTTTACGTTACAGCGCTGACATGGATTTTGAGGTCGATTTCATAAATATTGAATCAGAAGGTGGCGCGCCATGAACAATCTGATAAAATACGCCGTCATCAGCGGCCTTGCTGACATGCACGGGCAGCCATATGATACGATTTCGCGCATGCCAGAAGCCGATATTGCCGGCATGGTTTCCGATCAGTTTCGGCAATTTCTGGCGATGAAAAAGGCGTGGCGAGAGATGCGGAAAGTCGCCGATGTGATCAACAGGATCGAGCCGGTAATGGGGGATTGAAAATGGAATGCTCATGCAAAATAAGCGTGTGCAACGACAACGAAGCGGAAGAGTACACTCAAAAAAACGTGACGGCGAAGTCGGTAAACACTTGCTGCGAATGCAAAGAAAAAATATTTCCCGGCGAGGCGTTCGAGCGCATCCGGGGAAAATGGTGGGGAACTTGGTCGACATTCAAAACGTGCCTTTCGTGCGTGTCTGTTCGTGATATCATGTTTGACGACTGGCACAGCGGGAATATTTGGTGCGATATTTCGGATTTCGTTTTCGAAAATGGTGGTGTCAATGAAGACTGTATCGCGAAAATACACCCTGAAGCTCGCAAAAGGCTTTGTGAAATCATAGAATCCGAATGGATGGATTCCTGATGCATTTTTGCGATAATTGCGGGCATTTTTCGCAAATCGAAGCGACGGCAAAAAACATGCCGGACAGGATCATGGCGGTGTGTTTTTACTGGGAAGAAAACAAAATTATACGTGTCCGGCGCAAGATCGGTGATAAGCCCCCTGTTGCCGACAAAAACATGATGGCCGAACTCAAAGCCATGATAGACATGATCCCTGACATCGAGGACGACATGAAGGGGTGGGTTCGCCAAGAAACGAAAAAAAATTGGCCAACAGCATGGCACAGGCTGAAACGAAGGATTGAAAATATGACTCCGCGCCCGATATGGTGCGAAAAAGGTGAAATATGAAAGATATTAGATTGCCAGGAAACAAAAAATCTGACGGATGGGAAAGACAAAGAATAAATGAATTGATGTCAATGGGTTACGATGATTTGGCCCTGCTGTGGTTTTTGTCGGAGAGATTCCTCAGACATACGCTCGTAAGATTTGGCCCTGCTGTGGTTTTTGTCGGAGAGATTCCTCAGACAGAAAGTCAATAAAGAGGACATGAATGCTCATAACAGCGCGCAAAGCGGCCAAGATAATAGGTATTTCGATGCGGACAATGTACAATCGCATCAAAACTTTGGAGCACGTCAAAAAGATCGGCAAGGAAAAATACTACCAATGGGGGGAGGTTCAATTTGTGGCCATGTTAAAGGCCGACGAATACAAAGACAGGCGGTGGGACTGCGAGCGCTACGGTGGGTGTCTCATGGATTGCGCATTGTCAAACGGTGAAAAAATGCCGTGCCGGTCATGCAAAGAGTTCAAACGGGCCAGGCTTGACGAAGACGATTTTATGATGGACTTGGCCGGGTGCCATCTTCTTTTCGCGGCAATGATTGAGCAGGAGAAAGAGGATTTAAAAAATGGACGACGGCACATTGCCCATCGTTTTCATAATCGAACAGGAAAAGGAGGAATTGAAAAATGGGAGACCGGGGATCGGTACACATTAAAGACGAAAAAGTTTGGCTGTACACGCACTATGGGGCGAGCGAACTGACAAAAACGATCAAAAAAGCATTGGCACATAAACAGCGTTGGAACGATGCGGAGTATCTCGCAAGAATTATTTTCGACGAAATGACCCGTGGCTGCTGCCGCCCATATACTGGATACGGGATATCTGGTCGTGGCCCGCATGGGGATGAATTGCGGATAGTCACGATTGATGTTGAAAATCAGACCGTCAAAGTTGAGGACAACGGGGTTGTCGAATTCGAAAAGGGCTTTGTGGAACTCATTTAACATCCCGGGGCGATTATTTCGCCCCGCACAAAACCGCCCGCGCCAAATCAATCAGCACGCTTTCGACAGCCGTCCCGGATTTTATGTTTGTTTTGACTTTCATAGTGCCTCAACAAGTTTGAATGTCGGAACAATCGCCGTGTTGATGCTCGTCGGCCTGATCCCGCCGTTTGCAAAAAGAGATCCGTACATCTGAGATATTGCGTTAATAAGTCTATAGTTTATTCCCGGTATCATTAATTCGGTCCTTGGGAACGGGTCAACAAAAACGGCATTACGCGATCCGGTGTTGAAAATCAGCCTTGCCCATTCTGAAAAATTGTTATTCGGATTAGCCTCCAACAGGTTCAGGTCCTCTATCCTGTTCATCGATATCGACAGCCCGCGTGATTTTGGGTCCACGTCAATAAATTGATCCTTTCCCTTTGATAATTGTACTTTCGAATTATCTACAGGTATAATTTCGATTCCGTCATCAAGCGCGGCGTTTGTCGGCTGGAATGCGGTGCCGCAAAACATCATGCCCACTTCGTAATGTGTCGCCGCGCTTCCAGAAAATGAGCATCTCCACCGTGTTACAAACGGGAAATCCTGATCTATGTACAAGACGCGGTTTTGATATGGGGGCACCTCTGCGACACTTGTCGGAGCAAACAGTCTCCCGTCAAACAAGTCGTCAAATATCTTTGCGGCTCCGTTCCACAATTCAACACGAATATTTGTCCCGGTATCGAAATTGTGGTTTACAAAAACGAATCCGGCTTTTTTTGTTGATCCAAGGAACGCCGCGCCGCCATTCCCTTCGACATAAGACAACGCGCTTGTCGTGCTTCGCCATGTCAATTTCACCGACTGGTTTTGAATTTCCGTAACCGGGTGGTTGACTGCGGAGGTCGATGAAGTTAACGTGAAACTGTTTATGCTCGCCTGATCATGCCAGAAAACAATGTTTTCAAAATTCGCGCAATCCGTCATATCATCCCCACAATTCCAGCGTGATTGTAGCCGCCGAATAGTTTTCCTTGATTGAAGTGATCATCAATTTTGTGGCGTTCAGCCCGTGCCGATACCACGGAGACCCGTCTTTGAGTTCGGTTTGGTATGTGACCTCGACAATATCACCGATCTCATACCGAAGTTCCATTGTCTTGACAGTGAGCCTTACAAGCCGGCGCGGAACCTTAAGCAGATTCACCCATTTTGTGGCTGCTGAAACCGCCTGCGCCGAAAGGATGGTATTCAGAATTTTCGTTTCCTGCCTGGCGTACGGATACTGGGTTAGTGTGGCCGTATCCTGATAGTAGTCAAGCCTGTAAGGTAGCGTGAACGACAACTTTTGCGCCTCTGTGAGGGCGGCGTTCAACCGCTCCGTCGTTGTCGTCGCGTCGTTTTTGTAGTAGTTCACGGTGACGCGGTACGTGGGTGACGAAGCCTGGCCAATCGTAAGTGTCCCGTCAAGAAACGCAATCGGAATTTCAGAAGACACAACGGAAGATATTTTCCAGTCTGTCGACTGGGTTGACGGTTCCGAAACCTCACGCATCGAAAAAATCCCGTTTTTTTGGAATCCCCACCATGCCGGCACGCCATCGGCAAGCTGTGATATTACGTCCGATACCGGCGTTTCTTTTTGGACGTATGTGCCGACCTGGAACGGAAGCGCCGCATCTGCTGCGGTGATCGCCGCCGCGTCAATCTGTGCGGGGAGTATTCCGCCCCATGTCTGCAACACCCCGGATAAGACGGACCCAAAACCGGTCGCGTTGTAGTACGGCCCTGCGACGAAACAGGTTATCCGGCCTGTCGGAGCGGCTACAAGCGTAAATGTCCCGTCCCCGTTGTTTGTATACTGTGCCGGGGTTGTCAGCGTCACCCCGTCTTGATACACAAAAAAAAAGCCATACCCGGCAGATTCATGGAACATGTACCGAAAATTGACGGTGTCCACAAGAACGGGTTCGATGTTCGGACAATACCCGATGCATACCGGCTTTGATTTCCCGACGTTTGTTCCACAGTTCGGGTAAGCCGCTGTCGTGATCTTGTTTGCGCCGACTGTTTTTCTTCTGATCTGATTTTCAAGGCCGGCGAGGTCAAGCGTGATCCCCGAATCCTCGCGTTTTATCCCCTGGCATGTCCCGCCGAAAACCTGGGCATACTCTGAAAACGGGAGATCGTCCCCTCCAAAATAGCAGTATACCGGCTGGTCCTGAATTATCCATGTTATTCCGAGGTCCTCCATGTAGATTCCGGTCCGGTCATGGCTTATGTCATATCCATCCTCATTTCGAAGTTTGGCGTCACTCCAAGATGGCGTTGCGGTCCCTCCGATTTCGCGCGAATTGTACGAAAGATTTGGGATTGCCTCAATCATCGGGTGCCAGTATAGCCCTGACAACTCACCGCCAATATCAGAAAAGTAAAAATATCTTGTCACAAGAGACGTCGCCGCGTCTTTTGCTGTCATGATCATCAGGGAGCGTTTTTCCGAATCCGACTTTCTCCGGAATTCGGCCATTGTTGTTGCCCGTGCCGTCATTTTCTGCCACCGTGTTCAAGCGAGTAATGGTTTCCGTCGCCAAATCGCCCGCCCCATGATCCGCCCAATTTTTCCCAGTATTCGCCAAGCGGGGCGTGGCACTTTGTTTTTTTCAGGTACTTGCCGTCCCTGAACAGGTTCAGGTCGATTGCAAGTCGCGAATAATGAAGGCTCCCTGATCTGTGCCCGGTTTGCGCGTATGCATCCCCGAACGTCAGCTCATATCCGTTTTGATATGCGAATATGATCAGGTCGGCCACCATGCGTGCAAACTTTGACTGTTTCTCTCTCAGAGTCATTAAGCCTTCCCAAATTCATAAAGAATTTGACGTTTCAAATCGTTTAGCCCGATATCAACCCGCCCCGTCCTGATCTGCTCGCCGACACCCGGGGCGACGAATCCCACAAGTTGTTGCTGGTTTTGACATTATTTACTACCATCCGATCCTTGGGTTATTGATCGTTATCCTTGCGGCTTGCAAAACTTCCCGACTGTTGAAAACATACCTCCCGGATTGCGCCCCATCCTGTAGCGGACCGGCCACCATATTGACAAGCCCGTCTGCCGATATGTGTGGAACCGGTTTTGACGCGATTTCCCGGTTGATCCCGACAATCTCCTCAAGGCGTTCGATTATCCTGTCAAGCCGTTCATTGGCCCCGGTTGTGTTCGTTACGACATCCGAAAGATAAAGCTCTGAAAACACGTTTGAGCGCCCAACGTCGTCCGGAAACGTGACCACAATTTCCTGCTGTTGCTCGACTGGCTTGTCGAATTCCGGGAACTGCCCGCCGAAAAGTCCGCCCTGTTCGATCATTTTCCCGATGTCTTCGGCCCACTTCATGGCGGGAACAGAAAATATCCCTTCCCCGGTCGTCACGTCCAGAAAACCAGATTCGTTCGGAGTCGCCACAACACCGCCAGTTGCCGCGCTGCCGATTTCACCGGACTGGCGCATTTGCTCTTGTTCAATCGCCCATGCCTTGCCTATTTCGCTTCGCTCCTCAAGCTGAGCCTGTCCTGTCGGATCGATAAGCACGTCATCTGGAACCATGTTTTCCATCGCCCACATTCCAAGAAGTGACAGAGGATTCGTTATATTTCCTAAATCCGCCTCTTCGCCAATTGAAGGAGCAATAGAATACGCGGCACGTGACAGAGCGTCCATCGTATCGTTCCAGTAAGTTGCGGCCAGACGAGCAGCGGTGTTCGAACCGCGCCCTTCCTCTCCTATCTGCCAGTTTCCGCCCTCTGCAGCTACAGGATCGATATTTGCGGCGAACGCGTTTGAGAATTGTTCCCCTATTTCCGGCCCGAGCATTTCATAGACGGATGCCACCGTTGCCGTGGCCATGTCCATTGATGCCTGTGTGGCCTGCAGATATGTGTTTCTTGCATTTCCGTGGGCGCTTCCGGTATCACCCTCAGCCGGGTTGAGGCTCCCGGCCCACCCATCGCTCGTCCATGTCCTCGCGGAATTGATCGTGCCGTTTAGGTCGTCAACCTCGAATCGCGCATCCGGCCCGCTTGCAACGTCAATTACCGTGCCGGCAAGACCGCCAATTGCCGCGCCAAAAAAACCTCCGATTGTTGACCCGTACGGTCCGGCAAGGGCCGTGCCAAGAGAGGCGCCAATAATCGCTCCTGTCGATGCCATTGTCGTGGCAATTGAAGACTGCATATGCTCATCACCGGCGATCATGTTGAAAATAGACCATATCGCCCCGCCATAACCGGCCCCCTCGATAATATCGCCAAGAGAGTTTGACAGACTCCCTGCACCGCTTGCAGCCGCGTTTTCTGCCGCTGCTATGCTGGCCGTGGACGTGGTGTTGATTGTGCTGGCGGTTAGCGTCTGATATGCCGCCGCCGCCTGTTGCGCCGTCTGCAACGTCTGCGTGATCCCTGATGCATAGTCCTCATTCTGGAACGATTGCCAAGCGCCAATTCCGGAACCGATTGCGCCGGCTGCTCCGCCAAGCCCGCCAGCAATATTGGCCGCCGACTGGGAACCGGCGTTTGCCGCATACGTTGTAAACGCCTTCTCGAATGCGTTTGCAAGCGCGATGCTCCCGGCTGTGTTGTCGCCGTCCCTGAATGCCATCCAGGAATCATACAGTGCTTTCCCGGCCCCTGAGTAGTCTCCGACAGTATCGAGAAAACCGTCCGTGTCTCCTGAGTCGATCCCGAGAGAATCCAGGACGGACGCCCGCGCCTCGGGCCACCCTGTTGAATTTATGAAATCCTGCGTTTGCTCCTCTGTCAATACTGATTCGCCGGGGTGTAGGATTGACAGAAAACCGCCGTTGCCTGCCGGTGGGGTGTTTGCGCTTGGCTGAAAATTATAGACGCCATCCTCGTATCCGGCAAGCCCCGCGAGATATCCGGCTCCGGTTATTGCCGCATTTGTGAGTGTTTCGGCGGCCCACGCGGCGACCATGTTGGCTATTGCCGTGGTCACGGTTTGCAGCATGCCGGACCAAAGATCACCCCAATCTGTTTCTATGTCCCTTGATTTTTCAGATATTTTCCCGGACAGATCACCCATTGCAATTTCTGTATCGGTGATATTTTTTTCGAGAGCCTCTTGTTCGAGAATCAGAGCATCGGCGGCCCCTTTTCCAACTCCGGCCATAAGATCAATGGCAATGGCTGTATTCTCCTCAAGGCTTGACACGATGTCGTTACCGGCTCCGTCAAGGCCGGATAGCGCGTCTGTGACGTCTCCGAGCGCCTCCGACGTGCTTGATATCGCGTTTTCCACATCCGACATTGATTCAGCCATACTCGTGTTGTGGGCCGTCATCGCATCCGTTGCCCCTGTGGATGCCTGGTTCATCAGATCGATTGCAATAGCCGTGTTTTCCTCCAGCGTCCCGACCGAATCATCCGCAAGCTTTTCGGCAAGTCCTATCGACTCTTCGAAAAGTTCGGCGGCGTATTCGTAATTCCCCTCTTGCAATGCCCGTGTTGCTTCGGCGTACGTCTCGTCATATTCAAGACGCCTGTCGTTATAAAGTTCCTGCTCGTCCATCGTCCCGCGCATGAGTTCGCGGATTTTGTCATCGGTGGACATGTGGATATTTTTTATTTTGTCCTCATTGGACTCGATCTTTTCGTAATAATCGTCCCACTCGCCCATAAGATCGTTGATGCTCGATTCGCCGGCCTTGAAGATTTCGCCATAATTTTTGATGACGGCCTTCGCTATTTTATTAGCCTCTTTCGGATCTCCGAGCGCTGCCGCAATATTGATCTTGTCGATGTCTTTTCCGAAATTTTTCGCAGACGAACTTATGGAATTGAAAATCCCGGCGGACTTTGAAAGCGCGGTCTGTGATTCTTTGCCGAATGATCCTATCGAATTTTCGAGATCGTCAAAGGTCGTCTGCAACCCGGAAAATTGGTCGGCTATTTCGTTGACCGCCGCCGCCGTTTCGTCTTTCACTTCCCGCTGGAGCGTCGCCGCAATACCCCGCGCTTCCTCGTACAGTTCAGCCGCAAGCTCGAAATTTTCATCAAGGATCGCTTTTTCGGCGTCGGCAATAGTTTCGGCGTACCTGAGCTTGTCGTCTTGAAAAAGCTCGTAATCGGTCATCGTTTTCCGGTTTGCTTCCCGGATGGCGTCCTGTGTTTGCTTCCCGGATGCTGCAATTGCGTTGTCTACTTCGATTATTTTTTTCGCGTAGGCGTCATATTGCGATTGGAGGTCTTTCAGTTGCGCTTCGAGTTCGGATGTGTCTGCCGGTTCAAAAATGGAATTGATTGCGGTTGATATCGTGCCGGAGAGAGATTTTTGGAATGTGTTTCCAATCTCTTCGCCGACGTCCGCCCATGATATCAGATCGCCCTTTGACTTTTCGAGTGACAAGGAAAGGCCGGCAAAAAAACTGTCAGACGATTCGAGTTTTTTAATGTCAAGTTCGCGCATCTGCGCCGTTTTTTCGCGCTCGATGTCCACGGCGTCAACACCTGCCTTCCGGAGTTTTTCGGTATATTCGTTGATCCGCTGTACTTCGGATGCGTAGTATTCTTCTGAAAAGCGCCCGGCCCCTGAGTAGAATTCTAAGCGAATGTCCTTGTTTGCGATTGCCTGTTCTCTCAGATATGCGGAATACAGGGCGTCGTTTTCTTTGAGCGCCTCAGTGTTTTCGAATTTCGCGTTCAGGATGTCGGTCATGGCCGAACCGAACGAATCCACCTCTCCGGCGCTCACCTCATCGAAAATACGGGCATATTCCCGGTCGATTTCGGCCAGCGATTCGGCGGACAGTTCTTTTACGCCGAGCTTGTCTTTCAGAAAATCTTCATAGGCTTTTTGGGAGTCGCCGAGTGTTTTTTCAAAATCTTTGATCTGGCTTTCTTCGAGCTTTAAAATCTCCTTAAGCATTTTTTCGTGCTGTTTGACGGTCTCCCTGTACGCCTTGTCAACGGCCTTTTCGCGTTCGTCAAGGAATCCGAATTCGTCTTTCAGTGCTTTGTCAAGCGCTTTTTCGCGGGCCTTTCCATCTGACGCAAGCTGTTTCGTGGTTTGTCCGGAATACTGTTTGTTCAGCTTCGATATTTCGTCGTTTTTCCACTTGGTGATTTGCAACTCATCGGCACCGGCAAGACGAAAACGGGTTATCTCGGCGTCAAGTTCTTTTAGCCTAGCCTGATACATTTCCTTTGACATCATCCCGGATTTCTGGAAAAAGTCTTCTTGTGCCTTTGCCCGCTCATCAGCCGCCGCGATTTCTGCAATTGATATCTTGTTCAGGTCGGAAATTTGCGCCGCTGTCTGTCGGTTCCGGAGATCGGCCAGCACGTCGTCCTGTTTCTTTTTGCTCTCGGTCACATTGTCGTTATGGCCCGCCATCTGCTCGGCCCACGTAACCCCGGCTTTTGCCTCGTTATATATGGCGTCAACTGTTGCATTGTGGATTTCAAGAGCGCTTTTCTTACGTTTTGCAACATCGTCAATGGACCCGGCCCATGCGTCCATTTCGCGGACGGCGTTATTGATGTCCATCGACATTTTCGCAAACCCGGTTTGTTCCTCGGTCTGCCCAAGCGCCCCCATTGTCGATGTTGCGATGTCGGTAAGCGTTTTAAACGATTCCAACATAAATTTCATTGGGGCTATGGATGCGTTTTTGATCGCCATCCACGTGTATTCCCCGGCAAACTGCAATTCGATGAACCCGCGTTGAAGCGTTGAAACAAAATGAACACCCCAAACCCGCGCAAACTCGAATTGATCATACAGATATTTCCCGATCTGCCACCCGGCGAACGCGGCGAACAGCGCACCCGCCGCAATGGTAAGCACACCGATTGCCCCGGTTGCCGCCCTTGCCGAAAGCGACACCCCGAAAAGCTGGGTGTTAAGGACGGTTATGGCTGATGCGTTCGTTGTCGCGTATACGGCGACCGACTCGGACAGCGTGGCAAACGCCCCGGCAAGCAACGGCGTCATAATGGCAAGCGCTTTAAGCCCAAGGATCATCGTCCCGCCGACTCCGAGTATCAAAAGCACGGGTTTAAGAGCATCCGCCATGCCGATCAGCATGGTCTTGTTTTCTTTAAGGAAATCGATCGTTGTCTTGATTGCGTCGAGCATCGCCGGTTTCCAGTTGTCATATATCGAAAGTGCCAAATCCTCAACCTGGCTTGTTACTATTTTGAGTTGGTTTTGAACCGATGAGCGCATTTTTTCTGCTTGGATTGCGGTCTCGCCCATGCCGTCCGAAACATGCGCCATCTCGTTTCGAAGATAATCAAACGTCCCTTTCTCGGTCCCTGATATCTTGTTGAGCATGGCTGCGACTGTCGGGAGCGCGATCTTGCCATACACCGACATGATCTTGTCGGCATCCCACCCGGCTTTCTCAACGGCGCGAAGTGTCGGGAGTAACCCCTCGTTTTTTATCCCAAGTTCGGCGGCGGCCTTTGCGGTGTTTGCAAAGGCGTTTTTCAGTTGCCGACCGGCGATTCCGGATTTTATGCCTGCGGACGCCTGAATTCCGATGATTGTCGTGAGGTCTTCAACCTCCATTCCGTAAAGCCTGGCGATGCCGGCGACTTTAGAGAATGTTTCGCCGACCATCGCCGCGTCTGTTGATGACCGGTTTGACACGCCTATAAAAAGGTCGGTTAGGTGGGTAAGGTCTTTGACTTCGAGACCCATCGAAGTCATTGAATCGGTAATAACGTCGGTCGCTTTTCCAAGACCCATTAGGTCGCCGATTGCCGTTTTGAAATTCATCATCCCCGGCAGGGCCATCATTGCCTGCCCGGCATCAAGCCCGGCTTTCCCGAGGAATTTAAGGGACTCCGCCGCCGCTCTTGCCTGGTGTTCGGTCGTGGCTCCGGCTTTTCGTGCAGCCGTTTCGATTGCCGCCATTTCTCTTTCGGTTGCCCGCATCGCCGAGCCGGCGTCAAGGATCATCTGTTCGAACGGCATCCCGATCTTGACGATTGAAGTTCCGATTGCAATGGCATAGGCGGCGGCGGCAGTCGCTCCGGACTTGAACGCCTTTTCGCTGTCCTTTACGTCGGCACGAAGCTGTGTCAGCCCCGTGCTTTTATAGACGACTTCGACCGATCCGAGTCTTGGCATTTATTTTGCCTTTTTCCGCTTTCCGAATCCGAGCTTGCCCTCAAAATTCAACAGGCTTGAATTCTCGTTTGCAACCAGCGCGCGCCTGAGATATCGCGTTTTCAGTTCCGGCCATAACGCGTATTGTATTTTCCCGCCCCCGAAAATTACGCGCCCGTAGACTTCTTTCTGGCCAACTTTCGCCGGGAGTCTCTGCCCGCTTTCCGCAAGCGCACCGGTAACGCGCGGACAATTCGCGCGGGCGTCTTTTAGAATTCCTTCTGTTGATTCGTCAACGCCCTCTTTCAGCGCATCGATTATTTCTTTCTCAATCTGGTCTCCGAACCATTTGCTTATCACTTTGAAATCAGGCATTTTTCGACCTCTTCAGCCGGCTGATAAACCCGCCGACGATACCTCCGAGGATGGCGTTTCCGTCTTCGAATCCGAAAAAACATTTGGCGGACAAAACTCCGAGCGCAATCACGGTGAGGGCGGTCACAATCGTTATGTCGATGTCTGTTTTCACTTTGGCTTCCGAACGTCAATAAAGTAACTGCATCTGTTCGCAATTACTCCCATCATATCTTTTTTGATGTTTGAAGTTGGCTCTTTTTGGAATGCGCCCTCAAACTTGTCGGATACGGCGTCTGCCTCTTTCCAGATCCTGCATACCCATCGGCAATGACACACACCGCAACTTTTATCCGTCATTTTTTCCTCGCTTTCGCAAATTCCGAATTCAAAATTGACACCCGCTCCCAGCAATCACGCGCGTCCCTGACGCCCAGCATCCTTATTGCTGATTCGACATCCGAAGACCTCGCACCCGGCCCGGTTCGCGCGAAGACGTTCCACGCGTCCATATTTTCCGGCATGATCGTAATTTGACACCCGTTCAGCGTCCCGGATTTTCCGCGCCATCGATGGCAAAAAAAATTCATGAGCGCGGAAAAATCCGAATCGATCAATCCGATATCACGCCTTGCGAGTATGTCACCGTCCTTGCAACACGCCAATGCCGGAATCATTTCGTTTGCGGCCATCCCGCGCAGGATGGCACGGTTGATGGCCGGTTTCGAGTAGGCTATTCTTTCGGCCCACGCCCCACGGCACGTTTCGCAGTCCCCGGATTTGTGTGCTCGTTCGCTTCCTCCTGCCGCCCAGTGAGCGACTTTAGCAAGTTTTTTTCCTCATCCGTCGCCTTCCCTTCGGATTCCTTGTCAAGTATCGGCCCGACGTGCGAGCAAACGAAATGGCGAAGGCCCTCAAAGTGTGCGAATTCTCGAATGTTTTTCGGGATACAGTTCAACGACTGGCCGTCATTTCCGTAAAATTGCGACCAAGAACCCATTTCACCGATTTTTCCGTCATCGGACACCCCGCCGACACGCCGGAGGAAAAGCTCCTCTCGTGATTTTTTGTTGCTCGGCTGGATTGCGCGTTCACCGGATTCGGAAAACAGGATTCGAACGGAGTCATCTTGGAGCTCCGCAAAATCTTTTTCAAGCAGGCTCCAAATGGATAGTTCTCCTGGTCCAAGTTCGTATTTTACCGGCTTTGACAGCATTTTTTTCCCGTCAGCATCAGTCGGGTCCCATTCCCAAGATTCGGGAAGCGTCACAACAAGTTTGATTCTTTTTTTGAGTTTCGGCATTTTCTCATTCCTTTTTTCTCATTCCTTTTTTTATCCGGACCGGGGACGGAATGAGAGTTATCCCCGGACCGGAAACGCCGAAATCTTACATCTGGTATCCGGCGCGAAGAACGGTTGTTGCGAGTCCGGTCGCGTCCGTGGCAAGATACGCGTCCTCTGACGTTCCGGACTTGAAGACGTTGAGGGTGAGTGCTGCGAGGGTGTCCACTGTTACGATTTTTCGGTAATTCGTCCCGCCTGCCGCCGTATCGTCGATAAAGATTCGCATCCCCTCTGTGATCCCGTCGTCAACGAATGATCCGGACGAACGGGTGATTGTGTCTCCGGTTCCGGTTCCGGCGGTGAACGTGTAGATCGGCGTTGCCACGTCGAAAAGATGGATGAACGCATAGACAGACGTGATCGCGCACGTCATGGAAAAGTCGGCTTTGTAGTCCGCGTCAAGGGACGCCTCCGGGACGGCAAATGAACTGACGGAAAATCCGCCGTTGGGGTTTTCGACATGGTTGGGAATGCAGATCACATCTTGCGTCGGATCGGCAAGATTCCGCTCCATGTAAAACCACACGTCTTTGAAGTTGTCGTTCTGACACTTTCCCCGGTTGTACAGTTCGATGTGTAGCGGGTCGTTTTTCTGCCAATCGAGTTTCGCCGTCACCTTTTCCAGCTTCGGGGTTCCGGAAATGTCAACGGCGTATGTTCCGGCCTGTTTCCTCTCCCATTCCGCCCGCGTGAATCCGATAGGCGGTTTCATGCCGGTAAGACCGGCCACGAACTCCCTCGCGGATTGCGCAAGGTCGGCGTACATAAGGATGGCCATGGAAGACGATTTGAGCGCCGTCCCCGCCGTCAGTGTGCAAGCTGTAGCTGCCATATTATTCCTCCTGTTAAGTTGTTATCGTGCAAGTTTTTTGCGCTCTGAACCAAAATTGTGCCATCGCGACGTATTTTGAAAATCGATCTTTCTTGTCGCCTGGCAAGGCCTTGAAGCCCGGAGCGTCCTTGTTTTTCATTATTTCGATTCGGAATCCGATGTCCTTGATGTCAATCCAGCTCGTGTCCATTGAATCAAGGCACTTGTCCCGTATTAAGTTTAATTCGCGCCGGTCATCACCGTAAAAAAGGACTTGGAATTCGTGCCTGTCGATAAATTCTTGCGCCGTTCGAATGTCTTTTTCGGTCGTCCATGCCCATTCCCCGTATGGCGGAGATTCAGCCGCGCAAGCCGGTATGTTCCCTTCCGTGAAAAAACCGCCGGTCAACATGCTTTGCCAAGACGTTCCATTCGCCGCCATGAATGCCGTGAGCAGGTCCTCAATATCGTTTGTGATGCTCATTTTTCAAACACCATAAAATTGCCGTCTTGCGGATAATGCCAACTATAAGCACGTATACCTTTTAGATCCGCAACGAATGCCGGCCACGCGAAAGGTTCAAATTTTCCATATCCCGAATCCAGAATTGAAAATTGTTCGCATTTCACACATCCAATTTCAAGACCGACTCCGCACATCGGGCCGATGCTTGTGGCCCTGAAATTCGAACACCATCCACAAGATTCTTGCAGAGATTCCCAATCATAAATGGGCCGAATCTTTCTTGCATTGCGCATATCTGCGATGATTTGTTTCAGCATGCGGCCACCTCAACCTCCTCCTGGCATTCAACGCACCATGGGTCTTGCTGACTGCTTGGCGATATCACCCCGGAAATTATCATCACCCGGTCCACGTCGTTGTAATTTATCGCCACCCGGTCGCCCTGCCTGAGATCGAACCCGAATCCCGGCCAAAAAAACCAGATTTTCGGGTAGTCCCGCGCCGAAAACGTCCCGTCCGAAAACTGCTCTTTCGACCGAGCCATGTCCCACTTGCAAAAAATCTCCGGAATTATGTCGGTCTCTGTGTCCACGATGTCGGTCCCGGGTCCGCCCGGCTGTGTGGGCGTGATTCGGTAAAACCTGGCCTTCCATATGTAGTCAGAATGAATCACCAGTGCAGCTCCCTGTTCGCGATTACACCGTCAAAATACGGCAGCCTGTTCATGTTCGGATATTCAAGAAATAGGGCCTCGTTTTTCGTCAGATCGGATGCAAACACGCACAGGGCCGCGAAAATGTCCATTGGCACGTTTTGGCCGGTGCATTCCCAGACGAGTGTGTCCGGACCATCCGCCGTCGTTGCACCGATCTCCGTTGTGAGTGTCGGTTCCGTCGCTCCGGATGTCCCTCCGGTTTTGCAAGTGTAAACCATGCCGTTTGCTATCCTACGAATTATCGTCGGTATTACCACGTCTCCGACCGAGTAGACCGTTCCGGCCTCCCAAACTTGCCCGGTCAACCACCCGCAATCAAATCGGATTTGAATTGGCCACTCATCTGCGCTTGTCACGTCCGGCCATTCGGATTCTGGTTCAAGGACAATCGAAAAATTCGTGCCCTCGTTTTCCTCGATCCGCCATTCTGTGTCCGCGAACACCTGCCAATTCAAATCATGGTCAAGATATTTGATTTCCGCGTTCGTGTTGTTCCCGAACGGCAGAATCATTTCTCTGTCGTCGCATCGCCTGGGATGGTACCCGAAAATTTCCGGCTTCCACAGTATGCGCCGGCGACATATTTTCAGGTTTGCAGACTGTTCTATGGCATCAATCGCAGCCGCAAGAGCAATCGAAAGCCGGTCGTCAAGATGCGTCTGTCCGCTGCTCATGAAAAGCCACTGTTTAAGATTCCCAATGAGTACCGGCGTCTGATCGGACCCGGTTATGGTTTGGCTAATCGATCTCATTCGTCCAATCCGAGCCAGTTGTAAATTACAAGGTTTCCGTCGTGGTCATAATTTCTTGCCCATTTCGGGATTCTTGGCTCTATTCCGAAACATGGAAAGCCCTCTTCGAGGAACCTCGATAACCGATTTGATGTGTTTCTCATTTCACGGTCGCCGGTTTCGGATATGCGGGACCCGGAGGGTTTGTCCTCAGAGTGTCCGAGTGCGGTTTCGGAAGTGTGCTTGCCACAGGTTTGATTTGTGTTATGGAGCACAATTCGCCTGCAGGCGATTGGAATCCAATATTTGATTTTGCGAAAATCCCAAACGGGAAAATTATTAAAAATGCGACAATCAGCATAAAAATTGTTGGGGGAAGGCACCCGAAATTTCTCATTTGTTTTTCTCCATCTTATCCATTCTTTTTTTCAAATACGAAAACCATTTATAATCACAATACCACTTTGCAAATCGAAGCGCGACTATAACCGACAGGCAGCCTATCCATATCCAATCCCTCACGTCCTGCCTCATTTGTTCCGCTCCGGCATCCAAACGTTTATTTTTTGGACTTCCGAATTAAGGTCTTTTAGGTCGTCCCGGAAGTCGTCAAGCCGAGAATGAAACCTTAAAAATCCCGTTTCAAATCGTTTCATCTCTTTCGTCATGTAGTCACAAATTTCGTCCTTGCATTCCTTTCGGCAAAATTTGCAATCCTCAACGTTCTGGAATCGGGCCTTCCCATCACTCGGATAGAGCAGGTTCATGATTTTTGTCTGTCCCTTTCCGAGGTCGTCTATTTTCGAGAATTGCTTCGAAAACGCAACGACAGCGCCGATAATTGTTATTCCGGCAAGGACGAAATACATGATTGTTTTGGCGTCCATTTAAGGCATGATCCCAAAATCAATGTCTTCAATAATCATGACGGCCTTCGCCTCTTCCCTCGCGTCGGAAACGAACATTGTCTTGATGTAATTTTCGATATCCGCGTTCATGAATTCTTTTCTGGTAACGGGATTCGGTGCGCCGTCAACTGTATCCCGATAACCCCGCGCCCTGCAAAATCTTTCGAGAAGTTTCAATTTCTTTTCAGGGGGCCAGCTTAGCACCGGTTCCTGTGTGTTTATGTATCCGACAATATCCATTTATAATACTCCTATTTTGTCGTTGATGTCCGGCTCCCAGGCGTATCAACTTGATAATGAACGCCATAAGACGTCATCACAACGTCCCCGGCGTTCCCTGCCGTTCTTGCAATCGTAATTGCAAGCTGGCCGTCAAGCTCTGCTGCTCCGGCAAACGCGGTTCCTGAAATCGTGAATTTGTTTCCGCCCGCCGTTGTCCCCAACTCCGCGGATGTTGCGGAAAGTGTAAGGCTCCCGCTCGTTGTCCCGGTTGACTGCCTCAATTCCCAGTAATATGTAAACGTCACGCCGGTTGTTCCAACGCTTTCCCCGGATTTCAGGAAAATGTGGATATGCGGCGTCAAATCCGTTGACAACTTATATTTGTGCGGAAGCTCTGCCGAAGACCCGCAAAGCTGGTTGTTGGTGCTTGCAAACTCTGAATGAAAAACGTTGTTAATCGTGACGCTTGCCGGCCTTGTCGCAGCCGCACCACCGTTTTCCGGATCAAAATTCAGGTCTTCGTATACAGGCGTGTCATACACAACTGTTTTAGCTGTACCAGTCGTTATGTGTAAATCTGATGCGGCCACATCGTCTGTCTTGATATACCCGCTTGTCCCGTCGTAATATGCGGACATGTCGGACCCGGCACCAAACGCTGCCTTTGCGTTGTCCACTCCACCAATATTGAAAACATTCCCACTTGTCACAAGCGTTGTCACACCATCGCTTCCGGTTGTCCAAGTGCTTTCAATGTTTCCCTCTGTATGGCTCCATGTTTGTTGCGCTCCTGTAGCATCTACTACATGAAGTTTAGTGTCAGGTGTTGTTGTACCAATACCAAAATTACCACCGAATGTATTGAAATAACTGTCAGAATTTGAGCCGAAATTACAAACTCTTGACCCGCCGACATAAAACCCGAAATCAAAATTTCCGTCGAAAAGCATATGCCCGTTTGAACTGTTTGCTGCGTTTCTCCAAGCTATTCTTGCCGCGTTTGCAAGCCTGATTGTTCCTGTAGTTGACGGAATCGCACCGATTGATAAAAATTTGCTGGTATCATTCCAAAATAACTCTGATGTCTCGGAATGATCATAACCGCCGGAAGCGTCACCGAAAAGCATTTGGCCGGCGGCGGTGGAAGCCTCCGGAAGGTCCGTTGCAAACGCAACCTGTGCCGCGCCGCCTGCAGGATCGTATACGGATTCGAGCATGTCTCCGCCGCCACCGGTCCCACCCCCGGCATACCACCACTGGGCGTTTGAAATGATGGGGAAAACCAGAAAAACGAGTGCGAGTATGATAATTTTTTTCATTTGAATACGATCTCCAATAACCCGGCCCCGCCGTTTCCGGCGTTTGAAATTGTCACGGTCCATGTGTTCCTGATCGGGAAACCGCCGTAAATGAACCCCGTACGGGCAACAAACTCCGGAGACGAAACCTCGGCAATCGTGGCAGACCTGTCGATCAAATTGACCCCGAAAATATCGTACCCGTGTTTGTCTGTGATCACGACATCATAGAGGGCGGAAGGCGCTGGAATTCCCGGAACCGTCTCGGCATTGACGCACGACAGCCCGTAAAGCGGTTTCGTAAGATCAAGTCCGGTCGTTGTCGCGTCAATCGTTACGGACACATCACCGGACGCGTCCGCCACCCATTCGACAAAAACGGTAGTTGTGTGAATCTGTGTCAGCGCGGTAACGGTCGCAGTCTGGCACCATGCCGAAAGCGAAAAAACCGCAGACAGTATCAATGATATGCATAATCTTTTCATGTCTTATTTTTCCGTGTTTTTTTCGTCTTTCTTTTCTGGGATTTTGATTCCGGACCGCCCGATTCATTGACGAATCCAGCCATGTCAACGAATCGCTCCGTAACCGATTCGCCGCGCAAGTCGGACAGCCTTTTTTCAATGGCTCGGAGTATGGCAGCATGGCTTTCCCGAGTTTCTCCCTCTGCAACACAATCGGCCACAAGGTGACACGCCAGATCGTCGGAAACAGAGTATGATGTGCCGGTCCTATAGCCCGGCACGTCTTTAATTATTTTTACCCGCATCAGTCCACCAGAAGGGAAGTCTTGAAAACACGCGGAATCACGTAGAAGTCCACGCTGATGATGTTTGCCGCGTCCGAGTTGCCGATATTGATCGTAACCGCGTTGTTCACGTCAGCCGCGCCAATCGGTTCATCCATGTCAATCGGCTCGATCTGAATGATGAGCGTCTGGTTTTTCCCTGCCCCGGCATCGAAAGTGTACGATGCTGCGGGGGCAATTTCCGGGATCACGGAACTGGCAGTTGTGTCAGTGCTTGCCCACATGGGTAGTTTCTTCGTCATTGTGACAGGATTGACACCATCCACAAGCGGGGCCTGAAGGACAGTGACGACACAATCAACATCCGCGCCGTAAGTAAAATCGATGACGGCAAACATTTTCCGGACGTTTGCCATTCCGACGTAAACTCCGGCTCCGATAGCCGCTCCTGTCTGATTCGGAACACATGCAACTTTTTCAGTGTTTTCGGGCAAAGCCCAATGATCTTTCGACATTTCTTGCCTCCTTATGCGCGCGTCGCGAGAAACACGAACGGTGATTCCACTTCGCCGGATGGTGCCTTGTAGGGCGTAATCTGGTCAATCACGCGTGACTGGCCATCTATTTCGACGGTGAATTTAAACGCCCATTGATCTGACCAAAATTCGACTTCTACGGATGATGCCGCCGTCATCGATCCCTTGTCTGTGATAATGTACTGGGAAAGATCGAGAAACGCGATGTCTCCAACTGTTCCCGGGACATCCGCCTGTTCGATCGTCACGGCCTCGTGACCGTAAAGAATGCTTGGCATTTCCGGGTTTTCGCCTTTCTTGTAGGCCATGATCAGAACATTTGAATCCCCGGTGTCAATCTGAAGTTCGATTAGCTGTTGTTCAAGCCATTTCGATTTCGCCCAAAACGCGTTTTTGTATCCGCCGCCGTACATGTGCATGTACATTTGAATGATATTTTCCCACACGACTGTTCCGGCTCCCTGCGTTGCCGTTTTTGGTTGGGTGTACGCGGCCTTGGCGTTTTTGACGCCAACCATCGGCTCCTTCCCGCCCGCCCCCTCCCAAATATAGCTTTGCAGGGAAAACGCCCATTCTTTTTTGAAAAGATCGTTGATTTCGCCGGTAAGAAACGGGACATCATCCACGATCTCCCTCGAGGCGTTGTATCCCGCTGCCACTTTCGTCGTTTGGATTGTCAGCTTGTTTTCATATCTGACCTGACTCCGGATGATCTCTTCCAGTTCGTCAATCGGGACCCATTTCACCGAACCGTTTCGAACTCCGTCTGCACGTGAAAGATTTCCCTGAAGACCATATATCTCCTGCCGTCCTGTTATTGCCGACATTCTGCGACGCGTGCAACGCTTGGCAAGTTCGGAGTTGTTGTATCCGATTTCAAGAACGTCTTGGGAGCGTTCGATTTCAAGGAAAATCCCGCCAAGCGAGGGGACTTTTTCCATCTGGGTCATGGTGTCGGCACGTGACATGAGATGAATCCGGCGATTTTCCGCCTTTTCAAGTCGGCTGCATGATCTCTGGAACGCATCCTTGGAGACATCCCGCCCGTTTCTTCCCCGGATCGCGATATCCCGAAGCTGTTGGCCGATACCGACATCCGGATCGGCATAGATCGGTTTGTCTTCGACAGATGCGCCGCTCCCTGTTACAGACTCCCGTGTCTGGCCTCCGGAAACACCTCGGACGGCTTCCGCCTCGGCTTTTCGCGTCCGGTATTCAAGCTCGTCCTGATACGCCGCTTTCATGCTGGATTCACGCTTGCACAGCTTGTCCAACGTGTCGAATCTGGCTTTCCGCTCCGCCTCCATTTTTTCTGTCCGCTGGCCCGGACCCTCCCCGAATTCGTCGGGAAGCGTTTCGAGAAGTTCGCCGTACGCGGTTTCCGCATCCGTGATTTTGACATTGATCGCATCGATCTGTTCTTTCAGTCCCATTACTCTATCCTCCCGTATTTCGATTTCATAAGTTGAAATTGTTCTCTGTCTTTTCTTGTTATATTTTTGACCCGCTTGCGTTGAATAAAGAATTCAATCGACCGAGCCGCAACTTCCGTATCCGGATATGCCGGGAATGTGACCGGACCGACGTCCGCCATCAGCGTTGCCGCACCTGGCATCATGTGAAAAACATCCGCTTTTCGGTCATACTCCACAAGCTCCATGTCGACCATCGCACGAAACGAACATCCGGCCAACTCGCCACGCATAATCGGAGTGACAACATAGTCACGAACGGCCCGAGAATCGGAAAGCGAGATTTCGAACGGCAAACCGATTGCGTCCTCATCTATTCGAAGTGTTCCGGCGTTGCGCTCCCCCAGAACAAAATTGTCGTCATGATTGAAAAGAGCGAAAATCTGTCCGGGTTGGTTTAACGCGTTTTTGAAAAATCCTTTTCGAATAGTTTCGCGAATACCGGATGTATGCCGAAAAAGTTCCCCGCTCATCGTGTCGAATTTCGCGGCGTACCCCCTCAATATTTGCGCATCCTGTTTCGTCTCAATTTTCAAATCTGATTGTGAAAACGGTATAAATCGCGTTTGTAGTTCGATTGCCATTATTTTTTATCCCCGAGCAGGTGGACAATCCGACTTTCGGCCTCATCCCGCGAATCATCCGCCGGCTCATAGTTTTCAGTTTCGGAAAGTTCGTCGTCAAGCGGTCGCATCTGCATTTGGACATGACCCTTGTCCGCGTTTTCGGATTCGAGCGGATTCCGACCGCGCCTCTCCCTTATCTCGTTCGGCGTGATCGCCCCGGCCAGCCATTGCGCCTGAATCAATTTCGCCATGCTCTCCGAGTCAACCTGCTCAATGGCAGAAAAATCATAGCCGGTACGATACCCGGCCCGGCGCTCTGCCGGATTGAGAAGCCGGAAATCAAACGCCTGCCGGTCGTTTTCCGCCCATGGAAAAAGGCAGCCTTTCAGCGCCTGCAGCCAGTATTGTTCCGAGTTGTTGAATGTCGCGCCGCCAACGCGCCCGATAAGTACAGGTGATATGCCCCAAAAACCGCAGATTTCCTCGGTCACCGTCGCGTATTCCTTGTCCAGCATTGCGTGATCAAGGCGGGCCTCAAAAGGCTTGATATCAAGACCGTACGACGTCAAAAAAAGCTGGTGGTTTGACTTGAAGCCAGCCCAGTCCTCTTTTTGCTTTTCCGCGATCTCCTCGCGTTTCGCGTGCGGGATATTCGAATGCAGTGTCCCGATCATCGACGGTGAATACCCCTTCCCGAAAAAATCGGCCTCCCACCGTTGCAAAGCCTCATATATCCCGAACCGGAGTTTCATCAGATCGGTTGCAGGTATCCCGACAACGCCGTTGAGTGTCGTGTCTCCCGGAATTGACAGTATTCTGGACGCCGGCCATGTCTCAATTGCATTCCTTGGCCATGTTTTTGTGACTTCGTATGCCAGCGAACCCGGCCCGGAAATGTCGTCGAAAACCGTCAGCCGGGAAAGAGAATCGATACGGATTGGCGTGACATTCGGGCTTATCGACGGCCAGAGCGCAATTGCCTGACCGCGCCCATTGAAATCTATCGTGTCAAAGCTCGTTCCGAATGTGGCGCGGTTGTGAACTCTGGAGATTTGCCACGTGAATGCGGTCATATCCGGACACGGGGAAAGCGAAAGAACCTGGTCTATCGGGTGTTGGTCGGCAATGTCTTTTCCGCCTTGGGGATTTTTTTTGTTCCGAAGCTTGTAAGCGTGACACGGGACCGCCGCCATCATTTTCGCGACGAACCGCATACAAGCCAGATTCGCCGAAACCCGAAGCCCTGTCATCGGGCCGACGTACGTTCCGGCCCCGGTCATTGTTCCGCCGCCGAAATTCGAATTTCCAATGGATTTCCAAAAGTTGGCATCAGAAAGTGACGTAAGGCCGATTGAGCGTTGCATTGGCATTGTGCCGGCAAGCGCTCTGACACCTGATTTTATGGCGTCAATCGGCCACATTTGGCCTCCTGATCATCAAAAATGCGAGCCGCCATGAAAGCAGGTAATGGATGAAAAACATAAGCCCGGCCACTCCGGCAGCCGGGCCAATGCCTGCCAGGTCATAGGCAAAAAACGAAAGGAGAGCGATGGAAATCAGGAAAATTACAAAATCGGCAAAGCCGTTATTTTTTTGTGCTTCTGCCATGTGTTTCCTTTTTCAAAAGACGACTCAGATAAAAAATGACACCAGGTGCCAGATGAAAAATGGCCGTCTTGGAAGCGCCGACCGGAATCGAACCGGCGATGCCAGGGATATGAACCCGGACGGGTTTCCAGCAACCACGGCGCATCAAAATCCGGTGCAGGCTGGAAGCGCCATGAACCGGACAATGCGTTCTGCTTTCCAGCCTACCCGGATACTTTCTATCCATTGCATACTTTCTATCCACCTGTCAAGCGAAATCGGATACTTTCTATCCACGTGACTGAAATCATTCGTGTTTGATGCGCCCAAACAAAGTTTGGTACCAAACTTTGTTACACAGTGCAAGGCAAATTCTCCGCCAACCCGCATGGTTGACACGAAAAAAAGATTGCAGTGCAACGACAAAACGCTTGACATAAAAGTTTTAATGGTGTAGTATTATATTCAGTTGAGCGGGAAAAACACTAACGAAACGGAGCAAGGACATGGAAAAAATACTCATCGGCGGACAGGCACTAATGATCATGGGAAGCACGAGACACACGGAGGATTCTGACTACCTCATCAACGACCCGGGCCTCCCGATGTTCTCGAAAGACGAAGCCGGAAACGATCTTTTGAACGCCGCAAAGAGCAAATTTTTCATGGAAATCTGGAAAAAAGAAGCCGGGAAAAAAATTGCAGGCCCTCAAAGCCTGCTCGAATTGAAGGCGTTTGCTTTGGTCGAACACTGCCAAAATCGGTTTTTTCAAAAGGCCGATGACTGCGAATACGACATCAGATTTTTGGTTCGCAACGGCGCTGGATCAATGATGATCGCGAACAAATACATGACGGCAGGACAGGCAAACGAGATTGAAAACATCATCAAAAACGTTAGATAATCGAAAGGGACTGAATCATGAAATGCGAAAAATGCAAAGCTGACATCGGCGAAATAAAAAATGCCATAACGACGGCAGGTTGTTACTCAACAGACAAAGGCGGAGCGGTAAAAATCAGAATTATCAATCTCAAGGCTGTCGTTTTCAATGGATCCGAACGGTGCGCGGATTGTTACGATTGTTACGAATAAACGGAAACATGACCACGCCGCCGCCCGCCAATGCCAATACTGGCGCGGAAAGCACGGGTGGCGGTTTAAACGAAAAGGACTTGAAAATGAAAAACAAAAATCCAAGACAACGTGGACAGCTTGAGGCAATGGCCGAAAAGCTGGGGATGAAACTTGAAAAAACAAACAGAACATGGAAATGGAGATTGGCCGGAGATCGGATACGAAATTTTAACAGTCTCGCAGATGTCGAAAAATTCCTGGTAGAAAAAGGCGGGGAAAAGGAGATAAAACTCGGCCGGCCAAAGAAGTTCGGAAAAAGAATGGCCGGAATGATGCTCCCGGACGCGCTTATCAAAAAAATAAAAGGCGAGTCATCGAAAAAAGGCGTGTCGGTGGCGGAGATTTTCAGAATCGGGATGGAGTTTTATTTCAAAATGGAGGGGAAATGACACTCCCTGAATTTCTCGAAAAACATGACAAACGATTCGGAAAAGACCCGGTTTTTGACGAAATCCTCATCTCTTCGGCGATGACCGGGCTTGCCGAAAACGGCCTGTATGTCGTCTTGCCACGGGAAAGCCGTAACCTGGAGAGGGCGGTTTATCCCGAAAGTTTGATGCGCCAAAACAAAGTTCATGGCGAAAATAATTTGAATTATTTTCGTAAACTACTGAATTCATTGCATAAAATAATTCGCAAAACGCTTGACATAAAAGTTTTAATGGTGTAGTATTATATTCAGTTGAGCGGGAAAAACACTAACGAAATGAAAGGAGTAATCAGCATGAGAAAAGAAATCAAATTGAAGAAAACAGACACTATATGGCTGCATCGAACAACAAAAGGCAATTTGAACCCGACCTCCAAAACTGACCGAACGGTAGGCGAGTGTCTTATAAACGGATCATTCTCTACATGCCGTGGAACAATGGAATTTCGTGCGTGGCTTACCGACGAAACAAAAAACAGGATTGAGGCACTTCCGGAAGTTTTTGAGGTTTTTGACGATGAATGTGTTTTTAATTACGGCTATGCCGTTTGCGATTGTGAATTCAAATTTCGGAGAAACTAAACGTGCCAGCAAACAACGAAAGGAAAAATCATGAACGATATCTCAATGCAGGATGAAAGAATCGGTAACGAAATCGCAAAAATCAAACAACAGCTTAAAAATTGTTATCGCGACGTCTCGGACAGAACGGGGATGATGAACGACATGGGTCGGCTGGAAGTAAAGCCTTGGATGAAGAAAAAGCATTTCGATCTTGCAAGGCGGATGAAGGAACTTCAAACGGCAAGCGATGCAATGAGACTGCTTTAAAAATAACGCCCGGTGAAAGCCGGGCAACAAAGGAGAACGGAAATGAATCTGAGAATTTATCAAAGCAAAAGCGACATCGAATCATTGATCTTGGCGGGAGAGGGTGAACTCTACATAGTTTCCGGAGAAGGCGAAGTCGGAACAAAAGAGGAATATACCGGCGAGCAAACACCGGGCGCGATATACAACGCGCTTAAAAAAGAAAGGTGCGGAGGTGACCGGTGGGCGTATCTGGACACGGAGGAAGGCCATGCGTCACTTTTGAGATGACTGGGGCGAAATCGAAACGCCCGCCGAAAGGCGGGCAACAATCATGAGGAAGAAATATGAAAAGTTGCAGAAACTGCCTGTCTGAGTCGTTGAGTGTGTATTGCAACGAATGTATGCCAAAACGTATTATAATGGGGACAATGATTCGTGACGGGCACACATGGCTTTGCGCGTTTGATTCTGCCTGCTACAAAAAAAAGGATTGCGGCTGCCTGCAACCATTTGAAATGACGGAACCCAAACTTTTGTTGCGGAAAAGATTAATTAAATAGGGAAAACGGAGCAAAATGAAAAAACTTACGCGAAAGAATATCCATACCTTCTTTGACAGCCTTACATGCAGAGATTTTTGTTACAGCAAGACAATTAATCCGTCAACACTGATAACGGAGGCGTACAAAGCCGGATATCACGTCACTATGTTCTGCGGAAATTGCTGCAATAATGCCCGATTACGCGGTAAAAAATACGGGAAGAAGTGGAGAAAACAGCGTAAAAATTACGCCACTGGGAGACTTAAACCCGGTGCTTGGCAATGAGGCTTACACCGAATAAACGCCGACATCGCCGTATTTGTCCCCGGTGTCGGCGTGATAACATGCATAGGCGTTCAGCATCGCCATTGCAAGATCGATCCGCTGCGATCTTGAATCCTTCCACGGCATGATTTCAGTCTTGCTGATTTTGACGGACAGATTGCAGACGCACCACGAAAGCGCGGGGTTGCCGCCGTGATTGACGGCCTCGCGAACGACGTCTTTCATAAATTCGGTCATCGGGGCGTTGAAAATCGCCGCCGAATTGACGAGGGACACACAGACCGGATACTCCTCCTCGATCTTGTTAACGATTTTCAACGCGTCCCTGGGATCATAACCGATTCCGGCGACTTCGCACATGCCGCAAATTCCGAGGATATCCTCCAAAATCTTGTCTGTGTCTGAAACGCGCCCAGGTGTGACCTCAAGCCATCCGTCTTTTTCCCACTGGCGATAATTGGCGACGTCCATCCTGACCGTTTCGCCGTCCTCTTTGGCCTTTTCGCCGGCGTGTTTTTGGACCTTCAACTCGCAAAGATATGCTTTTGCCCAGATTTGAAGTTTCCCACCTTCCGACTCCGGTGGAAATATCGCCACAAGCGCCGTCATATCGTCCACGCCGCCAATATCGAACCCAAGGAAACATCTCCTGCCTTCCATCGATTCAAGATCGACAGGGCCGAAATCGCATGCTTTCCAGAGATGTTGGGGCATCCATGACTGAATTTGCGAAATGTCGAGATTAAATCGCCTACAGAGGGTGTGCTGCCATACGGACGGATCAGGATTGTTGAACGATTCGAGCAACTTTTCCTTGATCCGGTCGAACGGGATAAGCTCATCACATTGAGGATTCAATTTTCTAATCAGATCGTCACTCGGGAAGTTCCCGTCACGGAGCCATTTCTCCTCTTCTGTGTCCGGAATGTACGCGACTACAAGCATGCGCGGGTTAAGCTCCGGATTTTCCAAAACCGCCATCGCCTCGTCTTTAAGCGTCTCATATATCGATCCCTGTTCATAGATCCCCGCCGTCGTTGCAGTGACAATCAGCGGATTCGGACGAAAAATCTGTGATTCCGTCGTGTAAACGAGATAAAGTTCCCGACCCCGCGGCCCTTTTAGCTCGTGAATCTCATCAAATATCAGTGCCGAATAGTTTCCTCCGGAGGCGCCTTTGGAATCACCGGTTTCGCGCTCAATCGTTCCGCGCTTGACGACCGGGCCGCCGGGGTACATTGGCCCGTAGTATTCGATTGTCAGAGTGGATTTGAACTCTTTAAAGCGCGGGTCCTCCCGCTGCAGAGGATGGTGAGCGACGTTAAAAGCAATCGGCTTGTAGATATGGCCGGCCTGCTTAACTGATGACGCGATCACGGCCACCAACGCGCCGGCCTCTCCGTCAAACGCGCAAAGATACCAGGCAAGCCATCCAAGATAAGGCGATTTCCCGGATTTTTTCGGGATCATGATGAAAACCCGCTGATATTGCCGCGTACCGTCCGGCCTGAGCTGTCCGAAAATCTGCCATGTCGTCAGCCATTGCCATGACAATTGACAGAACGGCTGACCCTGCTTCTCAGTGCCCTCATGAACAATAAATGTTTGCTGGCTGTTTCGCAGGGCCCTTACAGCGGCTTCCTGATTCGTGATTTCAGGCAGGTTGTCGATGTCAACGCCAGGAGGTATCCATAAATCCGGACTCCCAGGTATGAGTGATCGGTCAAGTTTCACGGGTTTGCTTCGAAAAATGCGCGCGCGAATGTTTGCGGACACAATGACCGAAAAGAGGCGTCGTCATCAATATCAAACCTGTCGAATTCACGGATATGTCTTTTTGCGGATTTGTGCAAGAATGCAAGACCCGGTTTTTTTCTTCCCGGCCTGATGTAAAGATTTTCGTTCTTGATGACATCCTCCCATTTTGAATAGATCGGTTTTGGCGCGTGGAATTTTCCCCAAAGCGCCGTTCGTTTTGTCCAGGGGCTTCCAAATTGCCAAGGCTCATAAACAAAATTTGGTTTGCCAAGGTAATTTTTCAGCCGCCCGCTTGCCGGATTTTCAATGACCCAGAAAATCGGGTCGCATTTTTTGATTATCTGCAAGCATGCGTCAACAATTATCATGTCAGGATATGTCAATGCATTTGAGTTCTTGGCAACGGAAAAATCTGTGCAAACAGGATTTGCAATAATTCCATAAACTTCCTGTGGCGGGATATAATTTTCGACTCCGATATTTTTTCCGACCAAAATCACATTGCACTCCTTGTCGAGTTCGATTATTTTTTCTTCGAGTCTTTTGATCTCATCGTCAAGGAATTTTTCGTCTGTTTCTATAAAAAGCGCCAACGCCTCTTCCGCCGAAAATCCTCCGAGGGGGCCAAGATATGCCATCATTCAATCCCCACCGTTTTTTTTATGGCGTCTTCGATTTCGCGCCATTTTTTAGTTGCGACAACAGTTTTTTCGAAAGCAAGTGTTATCGCGCCTATCCCGGCCTGTGTGAAAACGGCCTCATCGTCCGAATCCATATGATCGATCCATCTTCCGAGATCAAGTGAAAGCTCGTGGATTTCGTCGTATTTTTCGCATATCTCCTCCATGATCTTCGGGAGTTGGCGAACGAGCGTTTTGCCTGTTCGCTCCGCAATGACCTTTTTTTCTCTTTCGAATTGTGCTTCAAAATCGTGCATTTCCGCTCCTTTCGATTCAGTTTTCATTTCGCCTCCCTGTGCCAGTCCCTTGTCAATTTAAGGATTGCTGTTCGAATCGTTTTTCATAGACAGGCTCATCCTCGGAGTATTCTGGCTGATAAGTGGCCTCTATTTTCCTTATGCCGGAATATCCGCGAATAGACCCATCTCTCGATTTTTTTGCTCCGAGCCGAGCCATCGAACGCGAAATTTCCATTGATGTGGATCGGTTCGGATTTAAAACGACTTCGTTTTTACGCAATGTCTGGATAATGTCGGTCGTCTGGACAAAATCGTATTTGTTGCCGGTTATGTCGAAATATTTCCTGATGAAATCCTCAATCGGTGATTCGATGTCAAACGCCTTGTTCCTTTCCGTCTGATACGTTTTTTCAATCGCGGAAAGTGTCCATTTTTCGCCGGACATGTAAAGATTGTACGCCTGTGCCCATAACTGATCGGGGGAGTCTTTGGAATATGACCAATCTATTCTCTCAAGCCTCATGCACATAAACCGCCTGTTCCCTGACTCGTCGGCAAGAAAACCGATTCCGGGATTGACAGTTCCGATGAACGAGGCCATTGACGGCTTTTTTATCCGAAATCGACCGTAAGCCGGACGGGTTTCAACGATGTGTTTCGTCACGAAAGCCTTTATCGATGCGATGTCTTTTTTTGCGGTCGTCGCGTCAAGTTCGGAAATCTCCCAGATGAAATTTGATATCAGGCTCATATCCATGTCCTTGAGATTGCCGTAAAGCGGATGCTCAATGAAATATTCAGGCATTCCGGAACAAAGCCATTTTGCAAAAGCCGATTTGCCGCAATTTTGCGGACCCTCAAGAACAAGCACGTTGTTTTGCTCCCCGTGCAACGCCTTTGCGATTGCCCCGACAAGGAATTTTCTCAAATAAAGATCGGCGATTTGAACACATGATCCGTCGTCATACCGTATTGCGATATCCGGACTTTTGAATTTTTGGCAAAGATCGTATATGTGATCCCGACCGTCCCATTTTATGCCGGTCACGTATTCTAGGACAGGATGGTATTCGTTCCGCATTGCCCCCAAAATCATGACATCTGACAGCGCCTCCTTGCCGTACATGCCGATTTGCCATTCCTTCGCCCAGCATCGAATCTGCGCCGCCTGGCCGTCCGACATTATCCGACCGTTGCACTCGATTTCGTCATTCGCGACATTGAACCGGAATCGATACCCGGCTTCCTCCATCATGCTCAGGACCTCGGACGGACGCGGGGGCGGTTTTTTTTTTGGTGGTGGTTGTTTTTGGGTCATATGTCGTCACCACATATTTTTTTAAATGGATATATTGACAGTGATTGTGCTATCTTCATGCAATACGAGTTGTTCCTGCTTTCACACGACTTGCATTCTTCAATATGAGAGCAGAATTCTTTCGGGAGATGACATTCTTCTGGAAGCCACAAAAGGCAGTTTGGTATTTCAAATCCCAATGGTTGATAATATTTTCCGACGACCCGAAATTTTGAAAAGCAAGCGACGTCAACAACGTTTTTCATGTCGAAGTCGTTTTTCATACATGATACAACTCCATCACGAAGCCAAAATGATTTTCCGAAGCTCATTATTCTAATACATTTTTTCCATTTTTCATCATAAGGAGAATCTTGAAGTATCCACAATACCGGTATTCCACTTATGAAATATTCAGACATTTTTTTTGATATGTTATCCGCCGAAGTATGGGTTATTTGTATTTCGATTGCGCACATCTCTCCATCGTGTCTTGTAAAAAATACATCCGATATTACATTGCCGATCCTCTTTTCAATTTCAACAGATTTTACCGCTGGATTTTTTTTCAATAACAAGAAGACATCACGCTTTGATAGCAGGTGTTGTTCACTCTCGCCTAACCCATGCCCACAAGACGAATCGGGGAAATGTGAAAAATGATGTATTTTTTCATCCCCCTGTTTCAAAAAAACAGGCTCCCCGCAATCCGGACAGAAAAACGGGCCTTCAGTTTTTTTTGATTCGAAGGACAATGCCGGTTCCTTGTTTTCATTGATCGCTACGAGCATTTTGTGCCTCGATTCCGGGTTGCTTCATAGTACGGAGATCCCACGATTGTTCCAGTTTCTCGAAGCCAAGATTCATCAAGTTCCGACTTTAATTCTGTTGCATCGGGTATTTTACAGGCTAATTTATATGCCTTGCTTGTTACGCCGTAGGCAGGTCCGATCATGTTTTTAAGATCGAAAGCGCCTTTTTTTATTTCTCGAATGATTCTTGCTGCCTTTTTATGGCCTTTGCGTGTGAATTTTTTCATTTTTCATCCCTTATCCGATCTGAACCGACGATACGCTCAGCGTTTTTGTACTTTAGCGATTCTTTAAACCATTCCGGAAGCTGATCGCCACGGCCTTCGATCTGATTGACGAGTTTCGCACATGCTCGCCAATAATTGTAACGTGCAATCCAATAATTGATCCTTGACGTGAACCACTTGTAATTTAATTTCATTTTGCCTCCCTCTCATCAAAATACATGTCAACCGCCCGGCGAATCACCTCAGACTTGCCGAGACCGGTGTCTTTTTTTTCTTTTTCAAGCCGTTTGACTTGCGCCTCAGTCAGTGAAATTTGCTGTGGAATCATCGTTTTTCCCCCAATTCTGTGTTGATAATGGCGGTATTATACCGGCTTTTTATCCATTGTCAACCCGTTTTTGCTTTTCGCCAACTGAATTTTACTCCCGCCAACCTGTTCGCCAACTGAAATATCTTGCAAGTCATTGTTTTTATTGAATTACGCCAACCTAGCCAACTGAACCAACTATTTCCTTACTAGTGTTTTATTCCCAACCTTGCCTCAAATTCCCTCGCGCGCGCTTTTTTAAAAAAAATAATTTATTATTCTGACTATATGGCGAGGTTGGCGCGAAGTGGCGAAAACCGCATGAACATTGACAAAAAACAATGCCAACTGAGCTATATTCAGTTGGCATTATCCGGCATCGGTTGGCGAAAATCAGTTGTCAAGGATTTCTTGACAACTGAATTTTTCCCGTCTTTTCCGCCTATTATGCAACACGCCCATGCTCGCCACACGGAACGAGCATGGCGGTCGAATGGCCTCACAATGGATATTTCCGGATTGGCTTTTTCCTCTCCGTTTTGGCCCCGTGTCTTGCCCGGCGCTTAAGTCGCGCGTGTCACCCAAAAAGGCTGCCCTGAACCGGACCGGCCTCGCAATTTGGCGTGTAAAAAAGTGTCTCTCGGTACTTGTTCCTGTTTTTGCCTTTCGACGCGTTTGAATATCCGCCGTTTGCCTTCCACTTTTCGGACTTCCAACCGGCTTCAAGGAGTGCCTTATATTCGCCGTCATATCCGCATAAGACGATCTTGTGGTTTTGAAGGCCTGTTCGTTCGAGACACCACTTTTCGACTCGTTCCGCAATGTCTGTGCCGTCGTGATGATAGATCCCGACATCCCTGTTTGTGTCACCGTAGGGCGGATCGAAAAATATGCCTACGTTTTTCCATTTGTCACCCTGCCAATTGCCGCCAAGTATCCGCATAAAATCACCGCACACGACCCGGACGCGCCTCAGACGACCCGAAAGCGCGTCAAACCAGGCATGGATATCGGAATTTATAATCACACCCATTCCCGTATTGCTGATTTGCGGGATTTGGCATTTGTTCACGCCAACTCCTTTGGAACCGATATGCGGCCTTTGGCAATTTTCGCTTCCTGATGCCTTTGTAAGTCCAGATCCGATCCAGCATGACGCCGCCCATATCCAATATCCGGCAAGTTTTGGATCACACCACTCGGGATCATCAATCAGACTTTCAAGCAACAGAGCCTCGTTTTTGATCAATTCCTTGCGCCGGGCCATCAGGTCCGCATGGTTCACCGGCCAGTCACACCATTTCGCGGTTTCGTCCGGATACAGCTTGATTCCGCGCCAAACATTGGCAAGAAATCCGTCCTTGTCGCATACCGTTTCCGTTTTTCCGATCCAGTCTTTTCGCGAAAGCAGGACAGCGCCGGAACCGAAAAAAGGCTCCATATAATGATCCGGGTTCCCGAGAAGCTCCCAGACGCGTGAGGATATCAGTGATTTGCCGCCGAAATATGGGAATGGCGCCTTCATTTCAATCGCTCCATGATCTCCCGAACATATTCCGGATCAGACAGTTTATCATATATTTTCGGAAGTAATGATTTCCATGGCTCCATCATGCATCCGGTACATCCTCTTTTGATATACGGGCATTTACTGTTTTGAAAAAAAGTTTCGCAGTGCGGGGCAAATTGTTCTCTTTTTACGTTCAGACCTTTATTTTGCATTTGTCATCTCCATCCATCAGGAATTCTCCATTCGTGTTGTCTTAGAAACATTTTGTTCTTTGTTATACTACGACTTGATAATGTTTCGGATACGGAAGAACCTTATGCCGCAACTTGGCACGAAGATTCTTTTTGATGAAATAAATATATCGGAACTGGCGAAGCGTGTGTTTTATTGCTTTTGACTTGTTAGACTGCACAAATAGTGCTGATGGTGTTAACTTTGGATCGCGTGTCATTAGGCTATTATGATAAAATTCGCCTTCGATTTCCCAAAAAAGGTTCTCATGTTCACCACAATAAAGAAAGTTTGCTGCCTGATATACTATGCCGAATTTATGACAACGCTCATCTGCAAAAGACTGTATCCATCCGATTTTCGGGAACTTACGTTTGATATATTTAACTGCATGCGATAGCCCCTGAGTTTTTGCATTCTTTGGGGAATTATCAACAAACCACATCCGATTTAGTTCTAAGTATTCGTCAATTTTCGTATCAGCGACAACAGACGCCATTGAGGCCGGATTCATTGCGAAACCATATTGCAAAACACCAATCATTGCGTTATCTAAAAAAACGCCGAGATGGATAGTAGAGGCCGTGTAAAATTTTTTTGAATAGTGATTATTGACTATGACTTCGTTTGCATTCTTACGCGCTATTTCCTTGACGAAAAAGCCATCACCACCAAAACCGACGATCTCATTTTCACCAAACATCGCTAACTGACTGTAAATGTAATTCTTCATAGCTTCTCCTGTTGTGTCGCCTCCGAAATATGGGAATGGTGCCTTCATTTTCAGGAATTCACCATCAGAAAAGAGGGTGCTCGGTTGATCGGTTGTCCTGTGTTCTGAGAAGTTCACTTGTTTTTTTCAGATCGATCATGTCTCATCCTTTCAGATCAACGACAAATCGCGCCATTTCTTTGGCCTCGATTTCGTTGAAAGATTTTTTTGCGGCTCGTTCCATCGCGGCAACATAATCCCCTATCGTGATATAGTACAGCGTTTTCAGTTTTCTCGGAACATACCAGCAGATCACGACATAAGCTGGTAACCCCCTAAGAAAAAAGCAATCGAACGGCTTCCTTTTCGTGAATCGGAATCCATCCGTGTTCTGAGTCGTGGAAACGGGGGAGTCAGGTATTTTGTAGTAAAAACCGGTTTCGGATGCGGCCAACCCGAGGGCGGCTATTTGATGGTCACGAACCGCGTCCCACCTGATGGATTTCCCCTTGCAAAGCTTGAGTTCAAAAAATCCCTCGATTTCGTTCTGCTGGCCAAAAAGCGTTTGGATGTTTTTTTCTTTCATGGATTGTCCTTTCGTTATTCGAATTCGTTTCCTTCAAACATGCCTTCGAGCCGTTCAAGCAGAATCTCAATCCCCTTAATCCCACCCTCCTCCCACAATTTTTTCGTGAGCATTACCTTGAATTGCGCCTCCGCCTCGGATATGGCCTTTTTTATTTCCGGGAGTTCCGACCATTCGGCGATTGTCTCCTTTTCAATATCGAGAGAAAGGCACGCGGTTTCAAAATCGATCGACATTCGCATTATTTCCTTTATTTCCTCGATTTCCTCCGCATTCGGTTTCATCATGTCACGATCTCCACAGCCTTCGTTTTGTTTTCAAGTATTGTCTCAGTCAGCAGCTTCCGGTCATTTTCCCACATTTTCCGGTCGTTTTCAAAAAGCAGCTGTTCGGCCATGTTATTCATTGAGTAATTCATCGACCCCTCGATCAAGTAATAATCGTCCCCGACTTTTGCCAGCGTGATTTTCCAGTGAAACCAAGCAAACGCGAGCGAAACATTTTTCATCTTTCTGCACTGTTTTTTTATTTCATCCGACCATGCCGGCTCCCTGAAATTATACGAGCTTGCGATCATGAGTTTAAGATTTCTTATCCTTCCTGATTTGGAGAGGTCGGCTAAAACCGCGAACGCCTCTTTGTTGAGCGTATAAGTGGCAACAATCAATTCGTCAATCACGCCACGGTTTGCCATTGCAATTACGAACGATATCATGTTTAGCTGTGTCTGCGTCCTTATCCGAAGCTGTTCCCCTTTTTCAGGAATCCGGATATCGTCAATTTTTGAGATTATACCCATTGTCTTTTTAGAAATATTTGGCGAAGAGAGTTGCAATGCGTTAAGAATCCTCTTTGCTGATTCTGACCACTTTTCAGACGGGCCCGATTTTTTGATTTTCCAGTCGAATTTCATTCCGTTTTTTTCTGTCATTTGATTTCACCTCATTTAATCCGGCCATTGAAGACGATTTTTGTCGGGTTTCGCGTACCTGGCCGATATTTCCTCGAATTGTGAAAGCAGCTTCGCAAAGTGCCGTTCGGCCTTCGGGATTGCCTTGGCCGTTTCGGTCAGACGCGCCGTCTTTTTTTTCACGGTCAGCTTTCCACGCTGCGCCGGTTTGTTTTTCCGGTGCGCGGCTTCCAGTTTTTTCAAATCCATCCAATCTCCCCACGACGAGCACAGCATGACGAAAAGCGGCATGGTGTCGGCGTTAAGCCGGCCAGACTGCCGAAGCGGTTCGGCGTGTTGATTCCAGTACGCGACGGATTCCGGGTTTCCTGCCAGCACTTCCGGGACACCGGACAGGGAAAGTATCTCCCTGCCCGGAAGGTGCTCTGAAATCGCAACGGACTTGACCGTGTGCTGGTTGCCGCTGTTTTGTTGTTGGCCGGGTATGGCTTTTGTTTTTGGCAATTTTGCCCCCTTCAGGTTAGCTGTTTCCTCAATCGCTCGAACAGGCTGATGGCCTCGACGATTTCATCAAAATCAACTGAAATTTCCCTTTCAGAATCATCGAACCGAATGTACATTTTTTTGTAATCGATTGTATTTTGCAAAATAACCGATCCACCAACATGGCTGTTTGCGCTGTCGTCTCTCATATTAATGTTTATTTTCATGGCTTGGCATCCTCTCCGATTACAATTGTGTATCCCATGCCTGACTCCTTGTTTGATTTTATCAAA